AGTTCCTTCGCGTTCACTGAAGCGGTCTTGTCCATTGAGTTGAAGTTTAGCAGTGAGCACTGGATTTTGACCCCAACAATGCATGTTAAGAGCGGTCTCAGCGAGGACGAAAGCACCAGCATCAGAAACACCCGCGGCTTCTGGTTTATCCATATTTGGGTCAGGATAATCCCATCGTCCAGTTGAACTTACATCTACGGCACCTGCGTTTTGGAACAATCCAGAGATATCAATTACAGCATTGGCACCTTTAGCACCTAAAGAACTGTTGTAAGCATGGAGTGCGTTTGGCAATGCATCAATAGCATCAGTGTAATTGAATGGCTGAGCGCCAAATACACGCGCCAATACGTTATTATCCTCGAACGAAGCGCAATAATCTACATTTGCGTCTGCTTGGACTACCCATACAAGTTCTTTGCAAGGATGGTTGAAGTTCAATTTGATCTTGTTGCTTGAACTACCAACTGATTCATCACCAGTGAATTGGAGTTGTTCAATCAGGTACTCGTGTGGGTTTTGTGCCATACGACGACGTTCATCAGTATCCAAGAAAATGTAATCTACGTATAGAGAAGCAGCCACAAGGGATTTATTGTAAGCACCAGTGGTTGATTTAGCAATAGTATCAAGACTAGATACAGCCCATAAGCATTCATCAAGAGGACGTAATTCAATGTTAATCTTAACTTCGTGGTATTGAAGTGCGATAAGTGGAAGTGCTAAACCTGGGTTACGGCAGAACCAGAATTGCAGAGGTACATACAGGGTGGTCTCTGGAAGGGCGTTACGTGGGGCACATACTTGACGTGGTGCGGTAGATTCACAAGGACCATCAACATCAGCGAAACTTGGGTCAGTGATGTAAGTCAATTGTGTGGTTTGCCCAATCATCTTATGGTAACCTGCTTCTTGTTCAGAAGTCATGGTTAATTGATTCCAGATATGCATCCAGTCACCATATTGACGGTCGATACGTTGTCCACCAATCTCGATCTCAACCATGCTGATTAATTGTTCACCAGGGTAATCTAACCAACGTGCATAACTAGCATCGCTAGTTCTGATTTCTGGCAAAGTTACCTGGAAATAAGTGCGGTATGCTAAATCACCGTTACGGCTGATTGTGCATTGAACACGACGACCGAAATCGGCTTGACCGTTAAAGGTTTGTTCGATGGACTCCATAGAGAAGTTAGTGTGTCGGCGGTATGTTACTTTCCAGAAAGTGATTTGTGGATTACCAGTTAAATAGATGTCTTGCGCGCCATAAGCTACGAGTTGCATTAAACCTCCTCCCATTTTATAATATTCCTAAATATTATAAAATTAAATAATGAACGTTTAATTTAATTTAATTCCTTAGACCAAGGAAAAAATATTCTTTTTAAATTAATATTTTCTTTGATATATGTAGTAATTTTTTCGTATAATAATATCAAAAATATAATTTATATATTTTCATACTGAAACTTATATTAATATTATTATTAATTAGGGATAAGAAACGCACGATTTTTCATACTCCGTGCGTATGCGTTGATATGCGTTTCTGTTTAAGATACTAAGATACAGTGAGAAAATAGAATATTCTGGATGGCGTAATTAAATTATCATAAATAATCCATTTACGCTATCTGAGTTTCTTAATCCTATTAATAATACATCTTTAATATATTATTTATCTGCTAGCGATGAGAACATTTTTTTTACATTAATATTTTCTTTGATAAATGTAGTAATATAATCATTGCTAAAATATTCCCTATTATTATTATGTGATTTTTTGAATGAATATAGGTCATTATTGTTCTTTTTTATGCTCCAACCATTTTCTAAAGCATTATAAATAAAAATCATACGTTGAATTGTTTGTATATCCATGTTCTTAATTGTATCTCTAATATCATGTAGTTGTTCTATATCAGTCATATATAATCTAACTTATAATATCAAAAAAATATACAAAGATAAACGGATTTTATACTAAATCATACTTTTAAAATGGGTTAACTGTATTAAAATAAACTATTAAAGATATTTAATATTAAAAAATTAATTGATATTATATTAAAATACTTTTAGATAGTTTAATTATTAATCATGTCATTTAAACCAAAAACCAGTAAAAAAATTAATGTAGCGAATAAATCAATAATGACACTTGATTATAAACATAATGAAATAATTAATACTATATCTAAATTAGAGAAACAAATACCTAAACTAAAAAAAGAGAAGAGAGAACTAGAGAGAAATATAGAAATGATAGACAATATAGATAAGAAATTAGAAGCGCAAGATAGAATAAATGAATTGAAAATAACTATCAATGAATATAAGAGTAAGAAGAAATATTATTATTTGGATAATTCAAAATATATATTTAATTATTTTGAAGATAAGAAAGATATAGTAAATGATAACAATAAGAAAAAAATAGTGGATAATTTTTTCTTTAAGAATAATGAAAATGATAGAGAATGTAGATATAAGTCGGTTTCTAAAAATTATACCAAACAATACCTTATGAATTTAGAGGATGAATATATTGATATACATGATTTTATGGTAAACCATGATAAATGTAAATCGTGTAATGGTGAATTAGTATTAGTAGAACAAGATGGTATGATGATATGCAACCAATGTTTTTGTCAATTTCAGTATATTAATGATAATGAGAAACCATCATATAAAGAACCACCTAAAGAGGTATCTGTATATGCATACAAAAGGATAAATCATTTTAGAGAAATACTCGCACAATTCCAAGCCAAGGAAAGCACAAAAATAGATGATGAAGTAATGGATAATATAAAAAATCAGATTAAAAAAGAGAGGATAAACCTGGAACAATTAACAAATTTAAAAACAAAACAAATATTAAAAAATTTGGGATATAATAAATATTATGAGCATATACCATTTATTAAAGAAAAATTAGGAATAAAACCTCCAAATATGCCAATTGAATTAGAGAATAAATTATGCACACTATTTATGGAAATACAAAAACCATATGCCAAATTTTGTCCCAATGATAGGGTGAATTTTTTGAGTTATCATTTTGTCCCATATAAATTATGTGAATTATTGGGTGAAGATAAGTATATCCCTTATTTTTATATGCTAAAAGATCCGATTAAGAGGATGGAACAAGACAATATTTGGAAAAAGATATGCAATGAATTAAATTGGGAATATATTCCAACAATCTAAATATTTTAGATATCCCTAATGCACCCTGATGCATCAAACCCTGTTCTACCCTTTATTATTTCATTCTTATACCCCATTTGGTTAGATATATGATATATCCCTGCTTCTTCATCATAAAAATCATAACTATAATGTGTATGACCAGCAACGAAATAGTAACAATAATTATCTATATCAGGGTTCTTAAACTCAAGATTTGTAGCAAATACTTCCTTGTATATCTCATTTTTATATTTTGGATGAGAAGTTCCTTCTATTGTAGTTGGATAATGTGTTATTATGACATATTTTTTTAAATTATCCTGTGTATTATTAAGGTTTAATGTTTCTAAAGTGTCTAATAACCATTTTTTATCGGTATAATGGAAATCATTATATATATCTTTTGTTATAGATACTTTCCAATTGTCACCATTTACACTCTTAATCATCTTGAGACAATTAGTATAATCCCGTGAAATATCTTTTGAATATATACTCCATAAAGTGCATCCAATAAAATAAACTCCTTCGTATAATTCCACATCTCTATCAAGCAATGTAATATTATTATAGTTTCTAAAAAATGATTTATATGAAGTATTTAATTTATCATATGTTTTTTTAGAGTGATAATATTCATGGTTCCCTAAAACATAAAATATTTTTACCCATTTATCGCTAACATAATCAAAAAAAGTTTTAAAACATGTTATATTAATTCTACCTATATCACCCGCTAATATTAATACATCAGCTTTCTTGTCTATCTTTGGAAATGTTTTGTAAAACTCAAGATGAATATCAGAATAAATCTGTATTTTCATGTTATTTAAAATGTTGTAATTATAATGCTAAATAGATTATAATTAAAACTTGTTTGGATATTTTTAAGTAGTTTAATATGTTTTATATGGCGTATTATTAAAGTATAATAGTTTTATAAATAGATATCACCTAAATATGGTTGATTATCCAAATATATTAATTTTACATACGGGGGAAACCTACGAGGTTAGCACCCATACCGAAGCCGGCACCTTGGCGTGCACTCACTGCCATTGCTGGTAAATAAGTATCCAAAATAGTGAAGGTTGCTGCGGCGGTTAATGCGATAAGTGCTACTTCATCCATTTTAAGGGATTTCTTTGGGATAGCATAGGCAGCAAGGGCTACCATTAGACCTTCAACCAAATATTTGATTGCTCTGCGAACTAATTCTCCTAAATCAAGCATTTTCTCTAATTGGTCTAGCATTTTATATATATATATTTCAATAAAAAAATTTAATATTAATTAGTCTAATTATTCTTATTTAATATTGTTTTCTTCTTGTTTTTATCATTGAGAATTAAATATATTTAAAATATATTTAAAATAAATAACGACTTAAACTAAAATAAGTATTATATTTTATATAATGACAACTCAAAATAGTTACATTGATTTATTAGATGAAGATAAACAGATCGCGGGACAGAAATTTGCTTGCATTTCATTTGTATCACCGGACAATATATTGAAGAAAAAAGAACTATTTTACTTTGAGAAGTTCCTAAAGCATTTTGATTTTTCTAAATCTATGGAGAAATACCAGCAATTTACTAATTTTATTAGTTATAAATATAACATTAAGTTCGATGATGTAATGAAAGATTTCCAAGAATTTTTAAAGACAGAACAAGAGACGCTAAAAGAGACTGATATTGATTCTGAATATAAAAACTTTGTAGATAAACATGAAGAAGCACTTGAAAATGAATTCGGTGAAAGTCATAATTACCAAACAAACGTGAGAGGTATTAAAATACGTGGTAGTTTTCCTTCACAGAAAGAAGCAGAATTACGTGCTAAATTATTGAGAGAACAAGATCCTAACCATAATATTTATGTTGGACCCGTTGGTATGTGGATCCCTTGGGAGCCGGAGGCATACAAAACAGGACGTGTTGAATATCTGGAGAAGGAACTTAACCAATTGATGAGTGAAAAGAAAAAGAATGAAGAAAATGCCAAGAATGAATTTGAAAGACGCGTTAAAGATGCTAAAGAAAGTGCTATTGAGGAAAATAAAAAATTAGCACTGGAAAGTGGAAATAAATTAACTCAAAATATTGATGAACAAGGCAATTTGGTTGGTGTTGCTAATATGAATACAACTGAGAATGCATTAGTGTCAAATGGTGTTGTATCAAGTGCTGATATTAAAAATGAATTATTCAATACTGATGATGTTAAACGTAATGACTAATCAATATGCATTGATAAATAATAACTAATAAATAATTATGTTGACATACACATAATAATATATACTACGTAATAAGTATTAAATAATATACAATAACCAATAAATTATATAAAAATAAAAAATAAAATTTATATAATTTTTAGAGACTAAATTATAATGATAATGATAACGCTATATAAAAATTATCTTGTATGATTGTATTTTACATATTAATTATCTAATTAATTCATTATATGCTAGTTCGGGAGATTTATAATTATTCAAAATAATTTTATTTAATTCTGCTGGAGTAATATTTTTATTACTTATTATTTTTTTACCTTTATCATCAAATAGATGATTGCATTCTGTATCATAGAAAAAATTAAACATATCAATTATCATATTGATATCACAATATCCCACCATAAGATTTACATCAATCCTCCCTGGACGAATAAATGCACTATCTAACTTATCTGGGTGGTTGGATGTTACTATTAAAATACGTCCGGGTGTTTCTAATATACCATCTAATAAATTAAGAATAAACGATAAGTTTAATTCTTCACCATCAGAATATGGGTTCTTATCTTTTTTGAATTCTTGTGGTTTGGCATTATTTATTGTATCAGATATAATATTATTTGTTGTAAAATTGGAAAATTTTGAATTACCTCCCATGGTATCATTACATATAGGTTGTGGTGCGTTTGTCTTATTGAATGAAGCATAATTACTACTTATTTCACCACAATAAGCCAGATTATCTTTATTTTGCCTATCAATACCAAAATTCATATATCCTCCCCTTACCGGGTTCATACCATCATATCCGTCACTATTATAATTACTAATATTTGTATGTGTATTTGTTATATCTCCATTGTCTTTACTATTAATATCATTATCTTCTTCTCCATTGTCTTTACTATTAATATCATCATTATCTGTTGTATTATTTACTTTAACCCTCTCATTTAATACATCTGTTAGGCAATCAATATCTTCAATTACATAAATTCTTTCATTAATAGGGATATTAAATCTCTCGCTTCTACCATTCTGTAGAATACTAACACTTTCATTAAAAAACAAATCTCTTAATTGTGTCTGTGTTGTATCTTTATTAAATTTAATATTAAAAACGTGCCTTTTGGAATCCTTTGATATTGCTTTAATAAGTGATGTTTTTCCAGTTCCGGGTGGTCCATGAAGCATAATACCTAATGTGTAAGGGATACCCTTTTCTTTATACCATTCTTTATTATTAAGGAACATATCAACGCGTTCTTTTACATTTTGTAAATGATGTCCAAAAATATTAGACAATGATTTATTTGTATAAAATGGCGTCATTATAAAATTGAGATTTTTTGGTGCCATATCAAAACGGATATTCTTTGAATCATCTAACGGTAATGTAACATGTTTCTCATCAAAATAGAATTTCTGTTGTCCTAGTTTATTGTTCTGTTCATGCATATATTGTTTTTTCATCTCATCGATGAAATGTTTTAATTCAGATAATTTCAAATCATACGAAAATAACTCAATAATATAATTAGTTTCATCTTTATCCGAGGCAATATCATTAGATACTTTGCAATAAACTGTTTCATTTATTTTAAATATTTCATCATTTATTACTGTAAAATCTTTTTTGTAGTGTAGAAACTTAGCATTATTATTATGAATGACATAGAAATTAATGGAATCAAAAACCAAACTTATATCATTATTATCTCCTCTAACAAGTTTAATTGATGATATTATTTCTCGTTTTTCATCAATATTAGTATTCTTTATATTAACCATTTTTTCAATCTTTGCCTTATTTTTATTAATATAATTATTAATATGTTTCATCATATATGCTTTAATGTATGGTAATAGCGCCATAAAATTCATTACTATTATACCAAATATGATTTGTGAAGCGGTAACATCATTTTTCATGCTCATCATACTTATCATATTAGTACTCATCATAGAATTCATCATATTATTTGGTGATTGTTCCATATAAGGGATTGTATATAAATTAATTATCATATATTTAAGTAATTTATATATACTTATTTTTCACATGTATGTATTCATGTATATTTTTGCATCTTATATTTTTTAAGTTTGTATTTTCTAATTTATTTACCATTTATTTTTCTTAACATTAATACGTGGTCCTTTTTTTGTAGTCAATGCTTTAGGGTCGTATATATTACCATCATCATCGTCATCGCTATTTATGTCTTTAGACATCTCCCAAAATTCTTTAGAACCAATCTTAAAATCTGGACGTGTTTCGGCTTTATACCAAAATATTTGTTCATCTAATTTATTAGTTTTTGCGTTATTATTAATAACTAAACATTCATAATTTTCAGTGCATTGGTTCATAACTTGGCAAAATGATTCGAATGTTGGAAACATACCAGCATAATTATCGTATATTCGTTTTCTATTATTAATGTAATTCTCTCTCAATATAAATACATAATCTATATTTGTCCTGAGATTAGGAGGGACACCAAGCGGGTATTGCATAGTTATAACAAGCATCACTTTCCAATGTCGTCCGTTCATGAACAATAAGCGCATAACCTTATCACGTGACCATGTAGCATCATATAGACAATCATCTAATATAACGAATGTACGGGGATCAATATTAGTCTTTCCGTATGCCTCTTTTTCTTTTTTAACACTCTTCAATGCCATCTTTTGACGTTTTAATATATTCTCTATAATAACTGTATTATACTCATCATGTATAAATAGTTTAGGCACATGTTTGCTAAAAAATCCATTACCTGCCTCAGTTCCAGATATTACTGTCCCTACAGGTATATCCTGATGATAATATAATAAATCACGGACTAAGAATGATTTACCTGTGTCACGTCGTCCAATTAAAACAACCACAGGACCCTTATTTTCATTTGGGTTAAATGTTATTTGTTTCATATTAAATTTTTTCAGTTCTAAATTCATCGATGACATTTTTATGTGTATATATTACAAAATAATATATATTATTCAATTATTGAACTTATAGATATATTATTTATTAATAATGAAATAGATTAACATTAATATAACCCAAATAAATTCTCTAAAATATATTATTAGTTTAAAGATAAAATACATTTTATAATATAACTTTAATGTTTAGCATAAATTATAAAAAAAATAAAAATATAGAATTATACAATTCATTAAAAGGTGTAAATAACACATTTGATAAGATCCAAAATTATAACCCTATATATAAACTTTTTTTTTCACTTAATGACACAAATTGGAACTCTATAAATCTAAATGAACGTAATCATTTGAGAGAAATTATAGAACAAATAGATAATACTAATTATAAGATTAGATTAGAAAATGGTATTGAGAGAGAAACGTTTCTAAAATATTCCCCTCTTATTGATCCAATAAGATTTTTAGCAGGTAAATTAGAAGATATATCACTGAATGATATATGTGTTTTACCGATACATAATTATAATAATAGTGATAGTGACGGAAATAAAGTAAATGGAGAAAATATAAAATTAACGAATGATTACATCAATGTATTTGATTATTCTAAAGAGTTATTCAAAAATAAAGATTTTACGAAATATGTAAGTAATAAGGTAAATACTCCATATAATACTGCTTATACAGAATCATTTTTTTCATATTTATCGTGCCAGTTATTAAATAATAATAATTTCGTGCATGGTGTTGATTTTTATGGTTCTTTCACATGTATAAAAAAAGATTTTATAGTCAATATTGCGGATGACTTGGAAGCATTACAACAATCAACATTTTTCTTTGATAAATGTATTGGTAATATAGTAAAGGTTCAAGATGATTTTAATGAACTTATTAATTTTGATACTAGGAAAAATAAGAAAAATATTATATTAAATAAAACAGAAACAGCATTCTCTGTAAATAGTTGTGAATCATTTGGTGATATATTTAAGAATAATAAACAATTTGTCAGGGATGAGAAACAAATAGAATTGAAAGATATCAGAGACATTGATAAATTTATAATAAATAATGAATTAATTAATGATGACAATGATGA